GCACATTACTTAAACCTGCACTACGACGAATCGGAGAGTAACAAAATGTCTTTATTTTTACGCAAAGCGTGTCAAGATCATCTTGATGGTGTTGACTTACAAAACTACCACATTCAAGTTGATGACAGCACCAAGTGCCTGCAAATTGTAGGCGAGTGCGGTGATGTACTTGTGTCTATCACAGGTATCCGTCTTAGCCGTATGGCTCCTGGTGATAAGGAAATTGCATTAGCTATCGAGTTATTCGATGACTTCCTGGCAAAGCACGCAGGAACTTTCAAAAGCTTTATAGAAGCTAAAATTCGTGCTGATAAAGCGGCTATCCCAACCAGAGTTCCTGGCTTATTGAACGCAAATGTTGCCAAACCCAATTACCAGGGTTACTGGGCATTGACGTTTCAGTTAGGTGCTAATAGTGATGTCACTGTATCCGTAAGAAGTGATGGTAAGGTAAGCATTCCTTCTTACACAGTAGAAGTATTGAGCAATCCTGAACAAAGTCTTCAATGTTCTTTTTCTGCCAAAGAGGAAAATGCTGTAAGATCTTGGATAGTCTCTTGTACAGAGTTTAATACAGCGACATCCGAAAAAGAGACGTTGCTGACTATGCTTTCTGCATGTGAAATCTAGTGTGGACCTATAGAGGTGATCCAATCTGTAGTCACGACGATCTTCATCCCGATTGCACCGACATAGTCTATGTCATTACCTATGGCGATAAAAGGATGTACATCGGTAAGAAAGCTGTCCGGGCCAAACGTAAGTACCCTCCCCTGAAAGGCAAAGTACGTTGTAGACGTCTAATGAAGAACTTACCTTTCATCAAGTACCAGGGTAGCCATGAGTTATCTGCCGAGCTAGTTCCTATCAGTAAAACAATACTGTTCCAATGCAGCCAACGAAAAGCTGCGACATATTTGGAAATGGAGTTCTTGGTTGAATCTCGAGCTATATTCAGAACGGAATACATCAATGAAAATATTAGTGGAACCTTTTTCAGAAACTCTCTAGATGGATTGATAAGCGATGATTAAAGTTGAGTTCGAAGCATGCATCACTCCTTGGAGCATAAACGAGAAACTTGTTGAGCTCACGGACGTTGAAGCTATGTCATTTGACATAGAGACCAAGGGCCTATATCTCAAAGAGCAGCGTAAAGAGGCTATAGCCCTCTTGGAGGAAGATCTCGATTCTTATATGCACAAACTTGTGAGTGTGGTAGCTAACAACAGTGGCCTGAGCTTTCCGTCCCTGGTGGAAACAACTCACTTCATCTTCGGTCTGTCAGAAAGTACCGCAGTAGTTCTCGTACCGCCAACCAGGCGCATGGAAATGCAAATCTGGGAATGGCTTCGTAACTACCGAGGTCTCCTGCTGATACACAATACCCTGTTTGACCTGAAGATCATGTACCACCGTATCGGATGCTTACCTCATCGGTATGACGATACTGCACTGATGCTGAAGACGCTGATTAATAACTCAGATGTCTGGAAATCTAGAATCGGACTGAAGATTGTAATGGGTGATCACTATGCACCAGCTTGGGCTCTGTTCGACGAGTACGAACCAGAGAACCCAAGGAACCCAAAATTTATGGAGTATGCAGCAACTGATGGAGCTGCAACTTTTAAACTATGGCTTGAAATAAAAGCCCATGTGGAGGCTTCGAATGAGACTTAGAAATAAATCCAACTTTGATCTGCACTACGATATTAAAAATATTGTAGAACTGAAGAATAAAATAGAGTTCGGTTTTGCAGATCCTTCATTTCTTATGAAGATCATGCTGAAAGAGATTGAAGATCTTAACAAAGAATTAGCATTTGCTGATACTGCGATCGAAGCGTTACACGCTGCAGCTTTAGAAGTTGACAATAACTACTTGGCATCAATAGGACAAAAACCGATATGATTAAAACAACTGTTCAATACACCATCAAGATTAACTACACTTCCGATCACTTACCCAATGTAGCTGATACGGAACGTCGTAAAGACAATCTAGAGAATTCTCTCGAACATTGTCGACAGGCGAACATGATTGGCACTCTCGATGATGATGTTAATTGGGTTGAAGTTATCAACCAAAGAACCACCAACGAAGAAGTATTTGACGAAACCAAGGAATACTAATGAAGTTTACACGAGTAGCTGGAACTGGTGGCCCAGACACCTATGGTAGATGGATCACTGAAGATGGTAAATTTAGTGTGCAACGATTTCATTTTAAACCCTGTCCCGATAAGGGGTGTATACCTGTTGAACCTTACTACAGTGTGTATTACCTAAAAAAGGATAGCAGAAGAGTTGCAACTGATTTAGAAAACTGGAGTGACGTTGTAGATATCTGTGAGGTATTTTGTTATGAGTCATGATCTTCGTCCTTACGAAATCCTGCCTATGCCGGCACCTCGTGATTACGACCCATCTGTGGCTCAACCGCTATTCTTTTACGAACACTTCGTAAAACCACTCATCCCGGATATGATCCAGATGATGGATACTGGTCTGCATATAGACCCGGAAGCTGTTGAGGAACTACGTACCACCATAGATACTGTCCTAAAGAGTGTCTCTGACCGCCTGGAGGCTAACCAGCTGATCAAAGATTACCAGAACAGCAGATTGCCTGATGCACAGAAGAAACACGCTGAGAAGGCCACACAGGCCCTCAGAACAATCGATTACTACCTGGTACCGTATAAGCCCGGTGACATGGTACATCGCACCTGGATTGTAAATTGTTGGCTTAAGGCACAAAACCGGTTTAAGGACTTTCAAGAAAAATGGACAGTAAAAGATTTGAAAGCCTACAACGTCTTTTTGGACGACCCTTTCCTAAAGGCTGTATTAACTAAGCGTAAATTAAAAAAACATGAATTTGTTAATCAGGTTATGGTAGAACTGGCTAAGCATAAACTTGAATTGTGGAATCGACCACGTCTCGACAAGGCTAAAAAGCCTGTAGAGCTCGAACCGTATAACCCTGGCAGCCCAAAGCAAAATGGGGAATTCTTCGTACTGATGAAGGTAGAGCCATTAGCCTGGAGCAAGGATACTGGTGAACCGTCCTGGGGTCGTGATCAACTTGAAATAGTACAGAAGAACACCACAAATCCAGAACTGCTTGATGTACTGCAAGCTATGATCGATTTCTCGTACAGCGCTATCATTAAGAATAACTTTCTGAAAGCGTTTGACTCATTTACAATCGACGGTGTTCTGCATGGCAACATCAAACTGTTCGGCGCCAAGAGCTTTCGACCTACATCGAATAACCCCAACCTGTTGAACGCACCAAGTTCAAAATCTATTTACGCCTACCCGTTGAAGAAGTGCATCATTGCACCACCGAAACGTGTCGTTTACACCGCGGATCTAGCAGCTGGGGAGGATAGATGGATGGCCAATCTGTCTGGTGATAAGAATAAGCAAAGCATATTCCTGGAAAACCTTGACGGACACTCTCTGAACTCCTGTGTATATTTCGAAGAGGAAATTGCAGAGATAATGGGTCCAGTACCAAAAGATCATGACATGAGAATGGAGTACATACGTGAATTCTATGCTCATGCAGATGGGGATGATAAGGTTCTGAAGAAAATCAGATTTAACTCTAAAGCACCTACATTCAAACTGGCATACGGTGGATACCCTGACGCTGATAAAGGAGGGGTGATCACGCAAGAGATCTTCGACAATTACCATAACGTTCTGTACCCAGGAATCACTAGGTACAGGGAAAAGTACGTCCTGCCGATAACCAAACAACAAGGGTATATCCATCTCGGTTTGGGGTGCAGGATGTACTCATCTAAACCTGACCAGGCTATCCGTACGCTGAACAATGCTACGGTACAGTTCTGGAGTATCTTGGTAATGATTGCTATCAATGAACTGAACTACAGGATCAGGGAAGAGAACTTACAACATGCCATGGATGTAACCTCAACGATCTACGACAGTATTTACCTCAGCGTTGTAAAGGATTCTGAAATTATAGCCTGGCTCAATGAAAATATTATTGAATTGATGACCGTACAGTGGCTTGAAGAAGAAACTATTCGTAACGAAGCTTGTGGTGAAATTGGCCTGAACTGGGCTGATCTACATCGTGTAAACAATCACGCAACACCTGCTGAAATAGCAGATATATTGGAGCAATTATGAGTTATTTAGACGAAGCGCAGTACGTACTCGACCACGGCTTTGTTTTGTATCGACACCACATGGGTGACGACCTGGCCGTAGTGCATAACGCACGTCAGTCGTATGACGCTGAGTGGACAGCCGGCATCGATGGTCTCGGTGACGATAAACTTATCAGGTATCTGATGGAGAACGGACATAACACACCTTTCGAAGTTTGTGCTGTCACTATTCAGGTGAAAGCGCCTATCTTTGTATTCCGTCAGTGGCATCGTCACCGTACCCAGTCGTACAACGAACTGTCCGCCAGGTACCGTGAATTGGACGCTGAATTCTACATTCCTGAGCTGGATCAAATCACAACTCAGTCACCTGACAACAAGCAGATGCGTACCAAAGAACAGAATCCGGATGCTAAGTATATTCGGGACTATATGATTATACAAAACAACCAGGCTTTTGAAATGTATAAGATACTACTTTCTAGAGGATGTCCTCGTGAGTTAGCTCGATCAATATTGCCAGTAGGTACCTACTCAACTATGTCAGCTACTGCGAACCTGCACAACTGGATGAACTTCCTCCGGGAGCGTTTACACCCGCATGCTCAATATGAGATTCAGGTTTACGCTTTCATAGTCTCCTGTATCCTGGAAGAACTCTTTCCCGTCACAATGAGGCACTTTAACAATGAGCCAGAATCGACTTCTTAGACTAATTATCTACGCACTGATAGCCACATTTGCCGTATACCTGGCATCTACTGAACAACCTTACAGCTACACTGTTCCTCCCATACCTGAAGACGCTCCTTACGTGAAGGTCTGTCGTTGGGATCAGATAAAGCAGCAATGTTATGAGTGAATGTATCTGGTGTGGGCAACAGAACCCTAAAGAGCATGAAGAATTAAAACTGTGCATATCTGAACTTACCCATAACTGGGGACTGGAACGTAACGTATTTGTAAAACGTATCAGACAACTCGTTGCTCTAAATCAACAGTGTAGAAGCAGTCTGCAGTACAACATAGATGCACTTTCTAAAGCAGACGCAAAGCTAATAGAATTAACTTCGAAGGCAGGGAGAAGTCCTAGTACGCCTTCCTAGCATGGAGCTGAGCCAGAACTCAGCGAAGACCGGTATCCTAATACTAATCATATTTTAATTTTGTTATGCAATATTGTACCGGCACAAACAACTGAGGTTTATAAATGAACGAACATAATCACTACTGGGATAACCTGGCAGAATCAATTCATGCACACAATGTGGATGTTGGCTGGTGGGATGACCCGGATGAATGCATGTTTCAAAAACTGCAACTGGTATCTACTGAAATTGCTGAGGCAACTGAAGGTGCCAGAAAAAGTTGTATGGATACCCATCTAACTCATCGTGCTATGGAGGAGGTTGAGTATGCTGACGCCATGATCCGTACTTTGGATCTAGGTGGAAAACTTGCTCTTAAATTTGAAGATGACGCAGAACCTCATCCCTGGTGTATACCTACCAATAGTGTAGGTCGTCAGCATCTTGGGATAAATGCTTCCATTATCGAATTTGCTACATCTTTATTTGAGTACGAAGTATTTATTCCAAGACACGTTTACTTTGTTGTTTTGGGTAAAATGTATTCTGATCTCATCGTTAGCATTGTCACAGTCAGCAACAATCGTGGCTATAAACTGTATGGTGCTATTGACGAAAAACTTGAGTACAACAAGACCCGTGCTGATCACAAACGTGAGAACCGGGAAAAAGAACACGGTAAAAAATTCTGAGGCAATCATGACTATTGATAAAAATGTTATAACCGAACTTGATTACGTATCTACTCCGATCCCGGAAGACGGCGTATTCAAGATTAGCCCGAGCTCATTCTCGAAGTTCGTCGAACGTCCTCACGCCTGGTATCGCCAGGAAGTACTGAAGGAAGACGTATTCGAGTACAACACTTCCAGTGTTATTGGAACCATCGTGCACTACTGTGCTGAGAAGGTAGCCAAGCAGGAAGAGGTTGACCTCGATGAGATCGAACGTTACATCTCCAAGCATGGAGAGAACGATGATTACTCTGCTCGTGTTGTTAGGGCGCAGTTCCAGAACATGGCTGAACGCCTGGTCAACGATTACGTTCTCAATCGTGAGTTTCTGGAAGTTGAGAGTCAGGTTCGCACGGAAATCAAAGATAATTTCTGGGCAGCTGGCACACTTGATATCCTGGAAGGTACGAATGATGATTGTCTCCTGGGTGACTACAAGACATACAGCTCGAAGACAAAGCCCAGAACTATCCCTCAGCATTACAAATATCAACTGCTGACGTATGCCTATATTCTCAAGCAGAGTGGCTACAACGTCACCAGGATTCGTCTGATCTACATCAATCGTCATATCGAAGGTGAGATCAGTGAGAAGACCAATAAACGGATGAAGTCTTATCCGCCTGAAGTCACAATACTGACTGAGGTTATTACTCAGGAAGATATCGACTTTATCGAAGGACTACTACTGCTGTGCGTTGATTCGTGCCTCGCCAGTGATAACTATCCTGAACTCAACCACGTCATCTGGCACGATCCGAGGTTAGCAGTATGAGTAAACTTTTCAACATATTCTTTTACGCTTCCGGCGTAATGGCTTGGGCTATTCTTATAGCTGCATGGCTGACATGATTTGCGATCTGCGTGGACCTGTTTTCACGACACTCGTATTGTTTTTCGTTATCGCCCTATTCAAGGACGAAGGTTCTCAATTCTTGGGTGGATATCTGCTGGCATTCCTGGTGTTTACAGTGACCGGAATATTTAGCAAACCTGACAAATAAGTGGTATAATATATGTTACCAATGTGTGAAGGCCAGATGGTACCCCACGCACACAAGGAAGATGCCGTGGAGTACCAGCTTTTCGATAAGGAAGGCAACAAAGACCATAAGGCGTATTTATGCTCTGAGTGTGCTCTTACTGACATCAAAAGAGGCTACGATTGGAAAGTCGTTTCAGGACAGTTTGTTCCTATCGCGCATTACAGGGATACCGTATTTGACGGATTTCACTGGATAGAAAATCCAGTACAGTTTTACCCTAATGAGGAAGATGAATGTACGAAGTAGCTATGCTGGGATTCTTCGCTGCACTTGGAATGTTCATTCTAATCTGGAAGATTAACCTGATCTGGTTTTGCCGGTATCATTGGCAAACAGATTTAGGGTTTGCAGGATTGGTTACCTGGCTGTTCTTCGGAACATTCAGTGGAATGGCTACAGCAGCAGTTGCCGGAGTCATATTTAGCGGCCTATTATTTATGGCCAAAATGTTTATTGAACACACTTGAGGAATTAAAATGGCGAATGTAAAAATGCTGGTATCCGGCATAACAAATAGCGGTAAGACAAGTCTCTTGCAATCACTGAAGAAAGTACTTGTCATCGCAAGAGACGGTAAGCAATATCCGTTTCCACAAGCACACGTTAACGTGCCTGACTTCACCAGTGTTGACTGGCTGATCGATCACGTTATTGAGAAGGTTAACGCCTACGAAGAAAAGATAGGAGAACCACCTGAAACTCTTGCTGTCGATTCCATATCCAAAATTCTCCTGGACATTGAAGGCTATGTCCTGGAACAGGTCAAGTCGTACCCGTATGGCAAGGTCAATACAGAAATCAAGAAGTTCGTAGATTTCATTGAACGTGATATGGCCACAAACTTTAATGTGGTTCTCGTCTCACACGCTCTGTACAACGAAGATACGAACGGTTATAACCTGGTTAATGCCGGTGGTAGCTACGGGAAAAAGGGTGGCATGCTGTCCGAAGTGGATGAAGCAGTATTTCTGGAAGTAAGGGGCAAGAACAGAATTGTCCACTACAGAAGTGCGAAGATGTCTTCCCGTACTACCATGGCAGAATTGCCGGATAGTGTGCCGCTTGAAGAATTCAATCTCCAGAAGCATCTTGAGCTCCTGGGAAAGAAACAAAATAAGGCCGCGGAGTGGTCTTTATAACGAATAAGTGTTCTGCATATTCCATCTACGTCTGAGTACTGATCCCTTGCTATTCCTGCAGGCTCTGCAACGCTCTCAACTAACAGGCAAATGGTGGTAGAAGTAGAACCGCAAAACACAGGGGCTCTCAACTTTTCTCGGCATATAGAGTCGTTAAGGTTTTTAGACAGCGGAGGTATAGCCCAGAGTGGCATTTATACATCCGGGAAATAAGATCTAGTAAAGTTCGATCCCAATATATTTACCGTAGCAACTGGAGTTGCTGCGTTCCACAGGGTTGACACCCTATAATCTCTGAGAGGTATTAATATGTCGTTTTTCAACGCAAGCAAGAAGCAAGAGGACGTTAAACAAGGTGGTAGTAACCACATTACTGCGTCTGGTTTTTATCCCATCACAATCCTTGCCCCTTTGGTAAGTGAGTCGAAAGGAGGTTCACGTTCAGTTGACCTTTTCCTCGACCATCTGACCCAGAAGCAAGTTTTGTTTGGTAATCTCCGTGTTACAAACAACGACGGCTCACCGAATAAAATCGGTGCCAAGATTTTCAATCAGCTGCTCATTATCGCTGAATTGGATGACGTCGCAGATCCGGTCGACGCTGAACTTCCTGTCGGGAAGAAAGGCGCAATGAAGCCGTGTTCTGTCTTGGAAGATCTGGCCGATTTGGACGTAGTAGTACGTATCCAAATGGAATACAGCATTTACAACGACAACATCCAGGAAAAGAAGATTATCAAATCTTTCTTCCGTGCTGCCGATAATGCTACGGCTGAGGAAATCGTCAACGAGGATACTCCTGGTGCTGGTTACGAGCGTGAAGGTAAGTACGAGAACAACGTTACTTACAAAGATGGCTTGGACGAAGCTGCCATAACTGCGTGGATTTCGGCAAAGCGTCCGGATGGTACTGGTTCTGGTGGTGGTGAAGCTCCTAAGAAGGCTCCGTCTTTCGGAACAAAGCGTTTCGAAAAATCCGCTGAATAGGATCTTATGGGGCGCTTCTTACTAGCCATAGTAAAGACCGTACTCCTTGTCGTTCTGGCAGGGGGTGCGATCATAGCGTCCTTCTACTTTGCCTATCTTCTATTGCTCGTGATCCTGCTCGGCTTTGTTGCCGCTGTAGGTTGGTACAACTTTAATCGTGAGCCATCAGTAGACTGGTACAAGTACGAAGATTCCTGATAGCCAACCGATAATGGAAGGATCGCTAGTCATTGTGACGAAAGCGGAAATGGTACGGGAGTACGCCGCCGATCCAACCTTTACCAGATGTGCATTGGGACCACAGAACCTAAACCAGCTGCCTCAAATGGTGAGTGCAATACTCCGCCAAACTGTTGAGACTTGTTGATGATGTTGGCCTCAAAGATCGTATTGACGTCAGTACCCAGAGCTTCCTGAATCATCAGCTCAGTAGATAGAGCAATTGGTTTATCACGAGCCATCCGATATATAATTTTTTGTATACGCAGCCAGAACGATGGGAACATTATGATACCAGCGTCACTCAGTTGCTTGATGGCCAACGGCATATTCTCCTTGTAGTCAGGGAATGAGTCGAGAACGGTGATTCTAGCGTCGTCAGCGCTCATACGCTTGTTTTCTACCAAATGCCTATACAGAGTCTCCTTTGCGAGAACGTCTGTTAAATCAGTCATAGCGGAGCCGAAACGAACTGCTTCGCTGCTTGGGGATGTTGTGAACTGCGAAACGTAGTTTACGATGTCCTCTTCACTTTTGATCTCACGGAGCCGTGCTGCTACCTGGTCCAGTTCCTGCTGTAGCAATTTAGTCGACTTTGCCGTGCCGGCAATATCTCCCAAATAACTGAAAAAGGATTCAGCTTGGAACCCGACTTTCTGCATCTGTATTATGAAATGGGAAACAAGGTTTTTATTGCCTGCCTTGTCCGTTAACAGATACTCCAATGATGTATGCATATCAGCCTGGAACCCGGATAGGGTGTCAGCGCTCCGTGAGACCAAATCTGATCCTAATGAGTTGACAAAACCTTTGTCACCAATATCGCCAATAGAGTTCATGGCTAACCGCTTCTGGAGATTTTTCAAATGCTTCTTGACCTTACCACTCTCCGGTCTGGACACGAGTTGCAGTTTCGCCTGGAAGATCTGCCGTTGCAGGTCAGAGTACTCCGCGAAGTCAGTCGAGATCTGCTTGTAATTAGTGGCGATGAACGCTGGGGACACCCCCATTACTCCAAGATACGTGATATTGGACAAATTATCATTTGCGATCTTGACTGGATTCAAGACAACCATGCCGATCTTAGCACCAGATATCAGATTTTTAAGGATACGGACAGCCCATCTCAAATGGGGGCTTTCGAAGAGGCTCTTCGAACTCCCACCCAGGAGCCAGTGACTGATGTCCTTTCTAACGAGGTCCACGTTCTCGTTAAAATTCTTTACATTGGAAGCCCTATTCTTGACAGGCATGTACTTCGCCCTAACGGAATCAGGAAGCTTGGAATACTTTGTTCCCTCCTCAAGTTTAATGAACCAAGGGTTGTCGACGTTATCGGATTTGATAATCGTCTCGAGTTTGTCGATGCTTTTGCCTTTCCCTATAACCATGTGAGTGTCTTCTTTAAGAAGCTCATCTCTGATAATCTGGGACTCCTGGATCGATATGCTATGCGCGGTAGATCGTACCAGCCCTTGCCCAAACTCAGTTATTAATCCCAATCCTTCCTTGTTCTCCTTACTCAACAGTAGCTTGTAACCGTTCTTGGTTTCGACTACGCCAGGGTAACGCTTCATGCTCTGCGGTACATCAATATCTGTCGAGCTCAGCTTAGTGTCTGTATAGGCGCCGGCTATGTCAGTCGAATCAATGACTGGCTTATAGACGATACCAAGCTGGGTCCGGGTAGGTGCTTGAAGTATCTTCCAGCCCGTCTCTTCGCCGAATTCATACATGCGGAAGTCAGCTTCTGTGACTACCCTTTTTTCAAACGGCTCCTTCCAGTAATCCATAACCAAACTGTCACGTACATTTTCTGTACCTTTGTTATCGAATGAAGCCAACGCATTAGCAACGCTATTGTCTTGGATCACTCTCATTAAATCTTTATGGGCCAGTAGATTCTCGAACTTCTTGGCTCCAACACGCTTGATAGATTCCAAGGCTAGTAACTTACGTAGATCCAGAATGAAATCACTATTCTTTGCTCCCTGAGTAGCGGGACTTGCATCCAAGTTGTAAAGAGTACCTGTTAGATTTCCATCAATATTCCAATCCACAAGTTGATCAACGTCGCGCACAGCGCGAGCGTTCAATTTCCACAGTTTCTTGCGCAAAAGCTCCGCTTCCGCTTCAATCGCTTCAGCAGTAATCAATTTCCTTTCTGGGTCCAGAATAAAGTAATCATGCAAAGGCATATTGGAAGTAAATACATCCAAGTCAGCTTTTTCGGTGTCGCTCAAATCCTTGCTCAGCCTATCCAGCTGGCTGATTTGGTCATTAATGATTTCCGTACGCTGTGCATTGACAGCAGCAAACTTTGACAGGACATCGGCCTTCTTCATCTTGTCTACATTCTCACCGGTGACGGTATGAAGGAACTGTTGCAGAGCCGGAGAATCGTCATAGACGCCTAGAGCTTTATTGACTACATCCGTGTAGATAGGAAAGTTCCTACTCAGTATGTCATGTATATTTCCAAGTATCTTTTTGCCTTCTCTTTCCAGCCGGCTGTTAATCATGCTGGCTACAGCGTGGTTCA